TCGTGTTGAGGATCTTCCTGTATGGTCAAAAGGATGTGACAGCTCGTATACGTGGTCTAAGAAGTTCCGTCACCTTATGCATAAGGAGAGTGGTGCTGTGATTGCTCAGAAGGTAATCGACAGCATGAAGAACGAACACAATCCAGAAGGTTGGTTCCGCCATCCTAAGAGCAAGCAACATCAACACTTCTGTGTTACTGGCGGTGAGCCTCTGATGCCTCATGCACAGCAAGGTTTCATTGATATCTACAAAGCTATGCGCGAGATGCCTGGCGGTCCTATTCCCGAGACTGTATTTAATGCAGCATCTAACATTCCAGCATCTGTTACATGGGAAACCAACGGCACTCAGAAGCTAACCAAAGAGTTCAAAGAGTATGTTGGTTCGCCTCTGTTCATGTCGGAAGCATTCTTCTCTGTATCGCCTAAGCTGTGGACAGTTGCTGGTGAGAAGCGTGAGAAGGCTATTCGTCCTGATGTTGTTGCAGAATATTACAATCTCAGTCACAAAGGTCAGCTAAAGTTTGTGGTTGGTCAAACTCAAGAAGAGTGGGATGAGCTTGATGAAGTGATCGAGATGTTCCGTGCTGCTGGTGTAGATTATCCTGTGACAATCATGCCTGTTGGTGCTAGAGAAGAAGAGCAGTTTGCTACTGCTGGTGATGTGGCTCGTATGGCTTTCCAGCGTGGCTACAATGTCTCTGGACGTATGCACGTCTATCTGTTCGGCAATGCTATTGGAACATAACAATGACACCGGAGCTTAGAGAACGGCTTCACAAATACGTACAGGAGGCGGCCAAACAATGTGAGGGCCGCCTTCCTGACCATCCCAACCATCCTCAAGGCAGAATCCCAATTGCACACATCTATGATGTTGTTCAAGCAATTATGGGTAAACCAGCTCGAGAATGTCGTGATACTCGCTACGACGAAATCATTGAGATTGTTAGGTTTTGTGTTGACCATGCTGAGGAAATGTCTATAATTAGACAAATCAAACATTTGTATGAACCTGAACCTAAGGTTCTACCTTCATCATTAGACGAATTTATGTAAAGGATATGTAATGACTATTTCTGACAAGATCAAGAACCGATTGAAGAGCAATGGTGCTCGCTATTGGGCTAACGATAACATCTCTAGCTTTATTAATGAAGATGAGCATGCTTTGCTTATTGATGAGCTGGAAGAGAAGTTTGAAGGTGTTCTTGATTCACTATTGATCGATCGTGAGACCGATCCTAACTCTAAAGGCACTGCTCGTCGTCTTGCTAAGATGTATATTAACGAGACTTTATCAGGGCGGTACACTCGATCTCCGGCGGTTACAGCGTTCCCTAACGATGACGCTGATACTCGATACAGCGGGATGATTGTTGTACGTTCTGAGCTGCTTTCTATGTGTTCTCACCACCACCAACCCGTCAAAGGTGTAGCTTACATTGGCTTGATTCCTGGCGTTAAGGTTATTGGTCTGTCAAAGTACACTCGCCTCGCCCAGCACTGTGCTCGTCGTGGCACTCTGCAAGAAGAGCTGACTCAGGACATCTGTAACGAGATTGTCAAGGCTACTGGTGCTAAGGATGTTGCTGTCTACATCCAAGCTACCCATGGCTGCTGCGAGAATCGTGGTATCTTGGCACATAGCTCATTGACTCAGACTTGTGAGCTTCGTGGTCAGTTCTTCAATCCATCTGTCAAGAATGAGTTCTTGGACTATATCAAGATGCAGCAACAATTTGCAGGAAATCGTACGTAAATGAAATATATTAACGCCGCCAATAAATTTAACTTTGATCTTGCTTACACCGTATATAATACAGTGTACCATGCGTGGGGGACACTATCTGCTAAAGAAAAGAAAAAGGCCCGCCGACAAGTTGAATCTATGATTAGTGAGGCAGGATTTCGTGGCGTCAGCACTAAATTAATTAGTGAGGCGGCCTGGGAAACGGTGTTAGCTGAAAGAGCAGGATTTAAAGCTATTGGTGGAGCTCGTAAAGCGAAAGAGCATCCAATTACATATACCAACATTGCTATGTTTTGCCTTACTCAAAAGCAAGTGCTTCAGTATGAAGATTATTTTAAAGTGTGGTTTGATAATCTAATTACTACAACAACCACAAGTGAAGAGAACTACCGCTTACAAAAGTCTCAAAAGAACTTTGTATTTGGCGTAGATTGTTGGAAAGAGATGTACCATAAAGCGGGCATTAAGTTGATCCCTCGACCCGATCTACGGGCAAAAGGGGCAAAACTTCAACATGGTCTCGATTAACTGTTGACTTCTGAGCGGACCCCATCTATAATGGTGGGGTAACGCTTATGGAGAGCACACAAATGCGGAACGCTAAGATCAAAGAACAGCAACAACTGGAATTCTTCTCGGCAGCAACAACTATGTCTCGTGATGAGCTGGTTGCATATTGCACTAAGATGATTTTGGAAGCTCGTGCTCCTAATCACACGATGATTAACCAGTTGACATCTTTGAGTAAAGATCGTATTATTCTTGCAATGAACAACTTCATTATGAAGGGTCATGGAATGGGAGTTAAGTGATGACTAGATTGACAGAAGACTGGACTGATACTCTTGATGAGGCGTTTGGTGCTACGGGCACTAAAGGTCGTGTAGGTGAAGAGTTCCTTGCTAAGATGTTTGATTCTTGGGGTTGGGAATGGCGCCGTAACGAATCTGATCGAAAGGCTCAATTGGAAGGTCGTGACATCGAGTTCAAAGCCCCTCAATGGGCTAGGTTCATTTCAGCTGATGTAAAGAATAACATGAATCAATATGGAACATTTGAGATCCATAAAGATTGGTTATTCAAAGTAAAGTGTGATCGCATCTTCCATGTCAACCCTGAAACTGGTTGGGTTGTGTGGTATGGCGTTGAAAATATGCGTAGATACTATGATAATAGTAAAGATAAAATGGTAATTACAACTAAAGATCGCTTGGCGATTATGTCAGCTCGAAAGGTAAACGTATGATTAAACAAACAAATAACATTTGGGTGAAGTTTAGCAAAGAGGGTATTCATAAGTATCCTGCTGCTTTGACTGATCCAGCTCTTGCCGATGTTAGCTTTCTAGGCTATCCACATCGGCATATCTTTAAGTTCAAGGTTGGAATCCAAGTGTTCCATGATGATCGCGATATTGAGTTCATTCTATTCAAGCGTTGGCTTGAGTCGTTGTACTCTGATGGTATTCTGCAGTTGGACTATAAGTCTTGTGAAATGATCTCTGATGAGCTTGCTGCAAAGATCAATATCAAGTATCCTCGTCGCGACATCTTCATTAAAGTATCAGAAGATGGTGAGAATGGATCTTACGCTGAGTACAAAGCTCTAGACGTCGATTGATATAAATAAGGTAAAGTAAACCTTACAAGGATGGGATCCATGAAGACTTTTAAAGAAATCAGCGAAGAGATCAGTGGCACTGCTGCTGCAAAGGCAAAACTTAAAGATGTAAAGAAGGGCGAGTCTCTTTCGTTTACACACCACAAGCACGGCGAGTTGTCTGGTGAATACCGCGGCTTGAAGCGTATGGGTGGTCGGTCTTATGCTCACGTAGAAGTCAAGAAGCATGGAGCTTTCTACGTCCCTCCTCACCAAATTAATCACTAATCTGGTTGACTAACTGTTTGAATTGAACTATAATTATAGGCAGATTAATTTCTGCCTATTTCTTTTAACTATGGAGATACTATGACTGACTTCTGTCACATTACACCAACACCGTATCTGGATCTGTTTGCATCTGGACGGTCACACCACTTAGTACTAGCTCACTTGGTCGAGGAAGATGAGGACTACGCTAATTGGTATGCTAATATGCCTCGGGATGAAAATACAATTGTAATTATGGATAACTCTGCTTTCGAGATGTACAAGCAGGGTAAACCTATGTACCATTCTAGCAAGCTAGTGCAGATGGGTCACAAGGTCAAAGCTAACTACATTGTGATGTCGGACTATCCTGGCGAGCCTGCACATAAGACTGTTGAAGCTGCTATGGAGCTAGCACCACAACTCAAAGCTCATGGCTTTGGTACATTCTTCGTACCTCAAGCAGAGATTGGCAACATTCAAGGTGTGTTGGATGCATTTGACTGGGCCTCTGCTGCTCCTGAGGTTGACTACATTGGTGTGTCAATCCTTACTGCACCTAATATGTTTGGTGTTGAGAAGGGTAACAAGCTGCAGCGGTTCTTGTCTCGTTGGAAGCTGATGCGCTTGCTTGAAGATCAAGGGATTCTCGAGCAGATATCTGAGAATGGAAAGAAGATTCACTTCCTTGGAATGGTTGATGGTCCTAACGAGATTGGTCTAGTGTCTCGTTGGATTAATTACATCGACACATGGGATAGCTCTGCTGCTGTATGGGCTGGAATGTGTGGTATTGAGTTTGATGACTCGCCAACTGGATTGATTGATGGTAAGAACGAGATTGAAGTTGACTTTGATCATAATTCTGCTACAATTACGCAGATTGCTTCTGCGTTGAAGAATATCCGTTACATTGATGATCTAATAGGAAGTCCAAATGGAAAATACTGCTAAGTACAATGAGGATGCCATCCTTATGAAAAATACTGCTAAGTACAAATACAATGAGTTGAGCTCGCTAGAACAAGTCAAAGCGTATATCGATAGCACTTATGGCCAGCATTATGTTGGCGATGGTGATGTGCAAACTGTAGACTTCTGGCGATCGCTTGGATCGCTGGAGACTACTGCTCGTGATACTGCTATTAAGTATCTCGCTCGCTTTGGTAAGAAGGGTGGGAAGAATCGTAAGGATCTTCTCAAAGCTGTTCACTACATCGTTCTAATGATGTATGCTTTAGAT